ATGTCCGAAATTGATAACCAGATAATGAAACGTGGAGAAGCTCTGGTGCGAAAGACACAACTATTTATGCGCTGGGGGTCTGTAGTTGCGTTAGCTGCTATTAGTTGCGTATTTCTAGTTCTGTTCGTCGGCTCGGCTTTCTACGACGCACGCTTTAACGAAGTACTTTATGGACATATGGCGGCGGCGATAGGTGTTCCACTAGCTGCGTTGACTGCACTTACTCTTGTGTTGGCGCTTGAGCAGGTTTCGGGTGAGGTCGAGCTCGAAGCTTGGGGGCTTAAGTTCAAAGGTGCATCAGGACCAATCATTATGTGGGTTCTTTGTTTCTTGACGCTAATTGCTGGCGTAAAGGCCTTGTGGTGAAACACATAACATCCAACACCAGAAGACTACCTTTGGTGACCGCCGAATTGATTCGGTAGGCATGTAACACTACGACCAGACCATTTTTTTGGAAGGCAATCACTAAAGTGCTTAGCATTATCAAGGTTGTGACGATCAGAATCGGAACTAAATGACCATGCTGCATCACGCGGCCGGTCGTGCATCTTTGTGCCTGAGAACCAAGCGTATTCGGTCGCGCCAAGGCCCGCCAAACACAATGATCTCCGACGGTCGCCCATACAGGTGGTGCAACAGAAAGGGCCCAGGTCCAAACGCCTCTGACTCCTCGTCGGGCAGAGCCGGATCATCTCCGAGATAGACCCCTGCATGATTCGGGTGCACCGTGCGCCCCACAGCCATGACGATCATGTCACCTCGCTGAGGTTGATCCACCCTCACAAATCCAGCAGCCTCGTAGCTGGCCTCGTACAAGCTCGCGCTCTCGGCGCTCTCCCACCAGCCATCACTGCGCTGGTAAGCGTCGAACTCCAGCCCCCACTCGCGTTTGTACCACTCGGCACAAATTGCCCAGCAGTCCCAGGTACCATGCACAAACGGTCGCTTCAGCAGCGGCGTGCTGCCGCTCGGCACGATGGTGCGTAAGTCCGCCTCGGGCCAGCTCAGAATGTGCCAAGGCAAAGCTGTTGCTTCACACATGGCCAGGTCATGCGGTGACGGTCGGCTGGTAGCGTCCGGATGCGAGTGAACGATACCGATCACCTCGCCCAGGTCTTCCGCCGCGACGTAGTCCTCCGGATCCAGCCGGAACTCTTCGCTCGGCGAAGTCGCGATGTTCCGGCATGGGAAGTACTGCTGCTTCCGTCCAATCGCCAGCAAGAGACCGCAGCACTCTTTCGGGTACTCGGCTGCCGCGTGCGCCTGTATCGCGCTCAGGATGTGTTTGCGCATGGTCAGCTCCGGGCGATCAAGGACACAGCCGGAAAACCGCCGTGACTGAGTGGTTGGTTTTCACCGAAGCGCAACTTGCAGGACTTCAAGCCACCCTTGCACTGGTCCTTGCTCGGGTCGTCCGTAAGGTTGTCGTCGTCATCGAACATCAGTGCACCGGTGTAGCCACAGTCCGGACCGCGGTAACCGCCTGTCATGGCCCAGTGGCAAAAGGTCGTCATCTGCCGACCGGGTAGCCCGTGGTTATCGATCTCGCCCGGGGAGGACAGCTCCCATTGCACGACCTCGCCGTCTTCGCCGGTCTTCTGGTCGATGTACCAGATTTCGAGCGCTTCCTGCGTCGGGTCGGCAGTTGGGTTACCTTCGGGGAAGTTCGCCGCGTCCAGGTACTGGGCCAACGTCTCGCGAACCGTCAGCTGGAACTTCAACAGGTCCTCGAACGCCAGGCACAGCGCGGTGATGCGTCCGTTGACGTTGCCAGCACTGAAGGTTGGGCGCGTAGCTGTGCCGTTGCTGTCCGCGCCAATGCCTTCGATCTGCACCGGCCAGGCTACGTACTCGTTGCCTTGCCACCAGATTGATTTCGCCGGCAGCTCATCCGGCGAACCGGCAAAGGCCAAAAGCTCTTCCGGCGTATGCGGGATTGCGTGAGCATGGAAGCGCAGCACATCGGCGCCGTACTCGGTGCCGTCGATTTCAAACAGGCGCACTTCCCCGCCGGGCTCCAGTTTTTGGATGTCCGTGATTAATGCCATCAGGTTTTCCCTTAGGGGTGAAAGGTTTGTTCGAAGGTCGCGGTCAGCGTGTACACCGAACCGCCCTTATGAGTGGGCTTGTAGCCGTTGCATTTGTAGAGCCCCAGTTCGCCGAGTGGCGGCGTCCAGAGAAACGCTTTCGCGCCCTGGTGACGATCAAGGAAGGTGATGATTTCCTTGATCCGCGCAGCGCCGCCGGTGTGGCTATAGGGCCAGGACTGCATCTTGTTGTTGATGCCATCTGAAACAGTCTGGCCATAGCCATCGCCGAACTTCTTGGTCCGGGTCCGCTGGCTAATCTCGCCTGCGGCCCCCTTCTCTATCGACCAGGTGAAGGTTTCGAGTGCCATAGGTCACCCCTTGATTGCTCTGTAGATGCTCCCGCCCTGACCGAGGTCTTTGCGCTGCAACTGCCGGTACTTCTGTTCGACGAAGTCGCCAAGCTCTTTTCCGAACTGCTGAAAGCCTGGCGCATCGGAAGTCGCGCTTGTAGAACCATCACTTGCCACGGTCACCTGCACGTTGATTTGAGTCGTCCCGTCTCCAGAGCTGCTGCCGAGCGCGCGAACCCCGAGTTGACCACCAGCGGTCCTGGTCAGCGGCATGATTGCTTCCGGCCCCGCTTCACCCATCACACCGGTCTGCCCGCCTGACATCCCGAAGGCTGTTGGCTTGCTGACCACGCTATTGGTGAACGCGCCGCCATTGGCGAACATCTGCACGCCCGACGACCAGGCACCGCCGAGCGCCTGCGGGAAGTAGCTGGCAGAGTAACCAGCCTGTGATGCCCCGAGATTCGAAGACGTCGCGCCTGCAGATCCAGCAGCTAGTCCGTTGCCGGTGCCGCTCCCAGTGAAGTAACTGATGCCTGCGCCGACCAGGCTACTCAGCAACGCCGAGCTGGCCTGCCGCGCAGCAATCCGTGCCATGTCCGCCAGAATCGACTTGGTGAAGTCGGCGAACGACAGCTTCCCGGTCATGGCGAAGTTGACGACCGCGTCTTCCATCGAGCTGAAGGCATTGCCGAACAGGCTTTTCGTCTGGCCGGCGACGTTCTGCGCAGAATCCAGGTAGTTGGCCCAGGCCGAAGTCGCGCCCTTGGTCCAGTCACCCTGCGCCGCTTCGACATCGGCATAGTTCTGCCGGATCTGGTCGGTCGCCGCCTTGTTCGCGTCTGCGAGTGCTTGGGATTTGCGAGTGAACTCTTCGTCGGACATATTGCGCGACGGATCTGAGCGCTGATTTTCCAGCTCCAGCGACTGCTGAGCGAACCGGTCTTGCTGGCTGTTCAGTTCGCCGCTGAGTGCGTTCTGCCGATCACCCTGGCCAACTCCGATAACGGCGCGCCGCCCGGCCAGCTCCAGCGCCTTCTGTTGCTGACTCAGCGCCTGAGCGTATGAAGTGATCGCGCGCTCTTGCTTGGCCAGTCGGCCGGTTTCGTTTGTGGCGAGTACTTCAAGCTGGCTGTCGGCATCCTTCTGAGCCTTGACCATTGCGGTGCGTGTATCGGCGATCTTCTGGTCGAGCTGGATGCGTTGGGCTGCTGAGGTGCTGGACTTGCTCTTCACAGCTTCGAGCGCCGCGATCTCTGCCTCATAGCCGGCGGTAACTTCATCGCGCTCGTTGCCGATCAGCGCTTCGCGCTTCAAGGCATAGTCAGCTTGCGAAATCAGTCCAGCTTTTTGCGCCGCTTCCAGCTCCTTCTGAGCGTTTTTGTACTCAGAGAGGATGCCGGTGAGCGCGTTTTTCGCGTTGCTGAAGCCGGTCAGGTCGACCGATCCCGAAGTGGTTTTGGCGTCCTTATTCTTATCCTCTGCGGCCTTACGCAGCTTGTCGTACGCCCCGCCCGAAAACTTCTTCCCGTCGAACTGAACACCATCTAGTAGCGGAGATTTCTGCCCTGCCTTGTCAGCGTTCTGGTAGAGCGTCGTGAATTGGTCATCCAGTTTCTTGATGGCCTCCTGACGCTTGGTTAAAGGGTTCAGATTATCGAGCTGCTTATCCAAGTCCTTCTGAGTGGCGATCAGCTCTTTGTTTGCGTGGGTTGTTTCGCCGGTTGCCGAAGCAAGGTTCTCGCTGGCCGCCAAGCGCGCCTTCAAGCCAGCAAGCTTGGCTTCCAGTGCCGGTGTCGAGTCGTCATGCTCACCCGTCCCTAGGCCCAAGGCTGAGTTTAGGGAACTGAGGCCGTTGGAAACAGCGCCAGCGACACCGCCCCCCTTGCGCGTATCGAGTACCCGTTGCGTGATTTCGATCTGCTTGGCCAGATCAGGAAAGACTTCCGAGCGGATCGCAGCATAAGCCCCCTTGATCGCAACCTTGATATCGTCCCAGTCTCGCTCGATATCGGACAGAGAGGCCCGGTAGGCCTTTAGTCGCTCCTGCGCCGACTGGTTCAGGTTTTCACTCAACACATCCAAAGCGCGCTGATGATCGCCCTGGTCGTCGATAGCCTTGATGACCTGGTACTGCTCAAGGGTCAGCAGCCCGTATTGATCGCTGATCTTTGCCGCCGCATCTGTGGCGGTGTCGCCGGCGTTGGCCAGTGACTTCGCGATATCACCCGCGCCTTTGCCAGTGACTTCTCCAATCGCAGCGGCGGCCTCGGCCAGATTGCGCATCTGGATACCACTGGTAGCGGCGCCGGATGCTAGGGCAACAACTGCTTCACGCGCACCCGACAGGTTGCCAGTGACAAGACCCGCAGCTTCAGCCATCGACTTGAGGCTGTTGATGCTCTGACCGGCATCGTTGGATCCGCCATTGATGACGCTATTGAACTCCCGCGCCTGCTTCATCGCGTCGAAATACGCGTATCCGAGAGTGCCAATCACTCCAGCCAGCAGACCTGCCGGAAGCAGCAAAGCTGCCATGCTTTTTGCCGATGCTCCGGCGCCAGCGCCGAGCTGAACAATGGCCCTTGCCCCACTTCCAAGATCGCCAGAGGACAGGGCGTTGGTTAGCTGCATGACATTTTCTTGAGCCTGGCGGGTGCCGAGCTTCAGTTTGTCGAATGCACCGGTAGCCTCAGTCAGGCCCGCCCGATCCTTGCCAATTTTGGCCAGCGCCTCGCTGTAACGCTTGGCGTCGTATTCTCCAATCTTGTGCAGCTCGTTGAGAGCCTTCTCTCGAGCCTCCAGCTTGGACAGCTTGTTAGTGACCGGATCTATACCGTTGACCGTGCGCTTCAGCGCATCAATACGCCGGTTTTCAGCCTCGATCAGACGCTGCTTTTGCGCCATCTCTTTGGCGGAAGACTTCTCCAGTCGCTCATGGGAAGCGAGGATCTTGTTCTCGAACTCAAGCTCATCTTCCGCGGTGACCAAACCCTTGGCGCGAGCCTTGTTCAACAGATCACCGGCAATAGCCAGTGACGTGTAGCTGTCGCCGCTGCGCTCCATCGCATTATTGAGATTGCGGATGATGCTGATTTCAGAGGCGGCACTGTCCGCCACTTTGCGGCTTGCACCGGCCTGCCGCTCCCGGGCACCGGTGGACTTGTCGATGCCCTGCGCGACCTCAGTCTCGGCCTGAACGATCTTCTTGCCAGTGCTGGCCAGGCCATCGCCAGTCTTGCCGAGATCGTCAATCGCCTTCTCGGCGCCCTCGGCCGCATCGACCAATTTATCCAGGTCGTCAGCAGCTTTGACCGCCTGCGATGACTCGACCGCGATACCCAGCGATGCAAAGGTAGTGCTCATTTGCTGTCTCTCTGTTCACTCGAGTCGAGTTTGATTCGGAGACATGAGATAGAGCTCATGCCTGCCTCCAGGCAATAAAAAACCCGCCGGAGCGGGTTCTTAAAAATCAGTATTTATCAGATGGGGCCATATTGTTTTTGCAAAGCATCCAATCGCGCTTGCTCACTCTCATTCAGGCTGCCTGCGTCAAAAAGTGCCTTTCCATCTGGCCCATCCAGCCTGTAGACCTCGACGGTGAAAATTGCCCCAGCGGGAGCTTCAATCTTGCCCCATTTGCCGAACTTATTAGGCAAAAGCTGCCAGGTAGCCCCCTCACCAGCCTCCAAACCGCCGCTGATTTCGTAGTTGAATTCATCAACAAACCATGGAATTGCTCTTTCAGGACTGGCAATGGTTCCCTTGAAGTAAGCCCGGGAAATCGGGTGCGAGGTGCCGTTTTGAACAGTCAGCTCGATAACAGGCTGAGGAATTTTCGAGTATTTATCAGCCTGCTCAAGAAGTCTTGATCTAGACACGGTGAACTTCGTCAGCTCAACTTTGGCAGCCTCCGCGGACACCAGCCTGGATTGCAGCTCCTTGATCTCCAACAGAGCTTGTTCTTTTTGCTTTTTCTCCCGCTCAACACGAATGTTTGTCGCCATCGCGCTCACTTCAACTGCGGTCTTGCCGTCCAAGCTAAAATTGGCGTCCTGCTGCCCCCCCACAAGCGTCTTTTTCCCAACATCCATGCTGCTCAACGCAATCAGCATAAGGTCGGCAACAAACTGTTTCTTTTCATCAGGAGAGAGCTTTTCGGCAACTTTTTTCGAAGACTCCTGCAAGGTCGCCTCAGTTGTGGCATCCAGCTTTGGATCCCCGCAACCAGCAATCAACACTGCAACGAGCCCAACGAGCAACATCCGTTTCATCTGAATTCTTCCATACAAAAAAACGAACTTTAGCAAAAGGCCAATATCGCGTCGCCTTTAACTGATGCCCTTATGATTTTCTCGAAGAACGCTCGGACATGAGTGTGAGCACCTCAGCCTCCATAACGCGCACATCATGGAAGATTGCCGGCCTATCCTTCGCCGAAATGCCGGAAAGGCGCATGACCATAGGCAAAACACCGTAGTCCAATCCCGTTGCGCCGCACGCGCCTGTACGCCACTGAGTGCTCATCGCCTCGAAGACCGTGAACGCCGCCCAGTTGTCCGGCCAAACCTCGCAGTCCTGACCGGTGAGGTCGCCGACCATGAAGCCAAAGGTCCTCAGCTCTTCAGCCGAAGGCCCTTGCTCGTAGAGGGCGCGCGCGACGCTTATGAGTTTCCCAGGCGGGACTGATTGAAGGCCTCGGAGTACGCCGCCAACACCGCGCTGGGCGTCGAGACGATTGAGCTGACCAGAATGCGAATGTTCTCGTCGGTGAGCTTCTCGTCGAAGTCCCAGCCGACGACCACCGCCTTGATCTGCTCGACTTGGATGTCGATCTGAGCTGCTGTGAACTCTTCGAGGCCAATCTCCTCGACTTTCAGGCCCAGGGCCTTGTTACGCTCACCCCATTCGGTATACAGCGCCGCGAGTTCAGTCCGGTCTCGATACTTGAACTCGAACGGCACCTTCATCGGATCGCCCCCGACGCGCGGGATCATCACGTCAGCCTTGAACGTAGGGTTTTGAATCAGCTTGAACTTGGCCATGGGTTACGCCACCGCAGTCAGGTAGCGGGTTGGCTCGGCCTGCAGCGCCAGGTTGACGGTGCGGGTCAGCAGGTTGTTTCGGGAAACCGCCGGCTGTTTCGAGAACGAGGTGTAAGCCCCATATAGAAGCATGTCGTTGCCCGGAAGATTCAGGCGCGCAGCCTGCACCTGCTTGCCCGCGTCAGCTTTGAGCAGCACAGCATTGAATGCCTGAGCCGGGTCATCAGCAATGGTCAGCACCATACTGGCTGCGGACTTGTCGGTCGGGATCTGCTTGCCCTGGTCGTTCTCCAGAAACACCACATCCAGATAGTTCTGCTCGCCGCCGGAAAATGCCAGGTCGGTGACCTGCGGAATCTGCACCCAGGTCAGCACCTTTCGCATGGTGCCGGCGCCGTTACCAGCCGGGAAGATTTGAGTGTCGGTGGTATCGATCGCTTCCAGAGTGATTGCAATGGCGGTTGCGGACTTCACGCGAACAACCTTGTTATCCAGTTTGCTCCAGCCGGAATTGAGCAAGACGATATCGCCAGCGTCCAAATCAGCGCCAACGACAGTGGCGACCGCCTCGGATGCGTTAGAGATGGCAGTGAACGTCAGCGCAGCCTCATAGGTTGCGGCGTGCTGGAAGGTACCGCCGTTGGGGATCTTGAAGCCCATGGGTTTTTCCTCTTTTCAGAAATGACAAAACCCACACAAGGCGGGTTCTGGGTTTGCCCAACGGGCGTAATTAGTTGGTGTCAGCGCGGTACTGGAACGACGCGGCAACGGTGTAGGTGGTGTCGTCGGGAATGCCGGGACTCGGCTCTACCGGTGTCAGCACGATGACTTCGAAGTCACCGCGGCTGAGCCGCAGGTAGAGCGAGAACAGTTCAGCGATCTCATCTACCAGCCCTTCAGCGCTGCCCGGGCCTGAGCCCGAAGGGGTGACAATGCTCACCTGAAACACACCGGTGTAAACGTGATGGTCACCGCCCAGCGTGTTGCTGCCCGTACCGGCCGGAATGGCGAATGCCTTGAGGTAGGTTTCACCGTCCGCTGGTGTGAAGGCAACATCTTCATAGGCGATGCGCAGCGCGGGTGTGCGAGCCGCTGCCCAGTCTGTCAGGTGCGCCTCAAATAGCTGTCGAATGATTGCGTGGCTCATACCTGATTGTTCCTGATGGCTTCTTCAACGATCTGCTGGAAGCGAGTCAAGGTAACGCGGACCATGCCGCCAGGGGCTTGCTTGGAATGGCCATACTCGAGCGGAATGCCGTAAGGCAGGTTGTTCACGATGTAGGCTGTCTGGCCGATGGTCAGTGCCTGCACCTGGGCCCGCAGTACCGCAATCGTCACATTGCCCGACGGGTCGACCTGATCAAGAACACCCTCGGCCGGGGTATCGATCGAGAACTGCCAGTTACCGCGAAAGCGGCCACCAACGTAGCCCTTTCCCGCCACCAGACCGTTCACATTGAAGTTCTGCTCGCGCTCGGTCTTGGTCAGTGGCTTGGCGTACTTCACGCCGTGCTTCAGCTTGCCCGCCTTGGTGAAGTTGCTGTCGGTCAGGTTGATGACCGTGTTGCGTACGGCGACCTTGAAGTCGTAGTCGTCGGCCGCCCGGGTATTGGCCTGGCGATGTGCAACGTTGGCCGCCCAGATCTCCGGATTGCCAACCGGCGACATGCGTATGACGCTGCTGCCGATTTCAATGACAATCTCGCGGAATGTGGCGTCGATACCCGCCTTCTCCTGCTCGGCAAACTGCCGGATGTTCTCGGCGAAGCTGCCGTTCATACCGGCGTATTTGCTCATGACCGCACCTGCAGCTCGTACAGGATCGGCGTGCCGGCTGGGTTGATCTCTTTCAATGGCGGGACAATGGTCCAGGTGCGACCTTGGGCAACGACCTTGCTGAGCAGCGTCGGCGGTGACGTCAGTCCACTTGCTGCGATCTTCAGCTTCTTGTCGCCGACCTCTATCAGCGAATTGGTCTGAAACTCTTGCCCAGTGAAGCCGAGCAGGATGCCTTGGGCGGTACGCTCGACGATGGTGTCAGGCTGCGTTTTGCTGGTGCTCGGGTCGTATGCACCTTTGATGATGTCCCGGATAGTCACCGGCTGGCCGTAATCTCGGAGCATTTCGAGGGCCATCACGGCCATCTCATCGTAGAAGCCGGCCATGAAAACTCCGTTTCAGTTATGCGCGGACGGCGAACAAGCCCCGCTTTTGTAGGTAATCAGCAAACTGTGTAGCGCTCGGCCGATCCGGTGCCGCCGGCAGCAGTCGGTTGCTGGTATTAGGTATCGCCGCGTACTGACGAGTCACCGCCCCTTCGACACGATCCAGCAGAACCGCGCCCTTGCGCTTCTCCACCGGGTCAATGTCATCGGTGTGGATCTCGGCTGCCAGCGCCATCTGTCCATATTGGATGCGCGCCGGTAGGTAGTTGTGCGGCTTGTTCTCGCCATCCAAATGCACCTCTCTGCGCGGCCAGGCCAGAGCCTGGTCACTGCTGAACTTTCGCCCCTTCCAGGTCATGCCATCCATCGCCAAGGCCGCCCGACGAAGCAACGCATCTTGCGTAGACTCGTCCGCAGGAATGGTCACGCCAAACTTCTTCGCGTACATGACCAGGTCCGCGGCGCTTGCATAGCTTTCGGCGTCTGACTTACCGGTACCGTCCTCGACAATCAGGCTCATGAGTTAGCTCGCTGGAATGAGTTTCAGGATTTCAGCTTTGGGGGCCTTGGCATCATAGTCAATGCCCTGAGCCGTCAGCCATTCACGCAGAGCACCGACACCCATTTCCGCCGGGTCGGTTTCCGACTCGCCCCGCACAGCCGGCAATTCGGAGACGATCACGTCCACTCCCAGGGCCTCGTATGCGTCAACGATCACTGGGTGATCGCCAACGACGATAACCTTTGTCACCCCGCTCTCAACGGAGCGAAACAGATCGGCATTACGGTAGCGCTTGTTCGGGTCAAAGCCATCCAGCTGATTGGTGTAGATGAGTTCCATAACGCTCTCCAGAGCGGTCATTTCTGACCGCTGCTTGATGTGTGGGTTAGCCGCCAGTAACTGGTGGGGTTGCAGTCAGCTTGATCATCACGCCAGCGGTGACCTTGTCGCTGCCGGCATGCTTGACCCAGTTGGCTGGAGAGCCCACAGCAGACAGTGTTGGGTTCGAACCACCGGTGTCAGCCTTCCAGCTGTAACCCAGCACATCGATGTTCACGGTCCCTTCAGCGCGGTAGCCAAGGCTGAGGTTTTCTTCATCGTTCACGTCGTAGGAGCGGAAGCCAGGCGCTTGGGATTCAGTGATCGCCACTGCGTTCGGCAGCAGACCAAAGATCACATCCGCCGGTGCCGTATCAGTCACCAGCACGGGCTTGCCGAGAGTGCCCGGCAGACCGCCGTAGATCACCACGCCTGCCTCTTCGTAGATCTTGTTGGTGATCGCTTCATCGACGATGTCGAAGTAAGCGCTCGAATGCATGACCCAGAGAGAGATGCGGCCGAACTTGTCGCCGAATTTACGCATACCGCGCGTCAGAGTCTTTTTGCCATCGGTTTCGATGTTGGCCGAAACCACCATGCCAGGGTTGGAGCCGATCGCGGCGCGCAGAGCAGCTGTGGCGTACTGGATGAAGCCTTCCAGAGTTGCGTCAGCCACGTCGGCACCGACAATCTGGGAGAACTCTTCTACCGGACGACCGCGGCGCTTGAAGGCCTCTTCGGTGGTTTGGTACGGGCCGTACTTCCATGGTGCTTTTACGCCGACAGCTTCACCGGCAGTGATCTTCTTCGCAACGACCTTGCCTTCCGAGTTGACGTCACGATGCTCCAGGGAGCCGTTCAGTTTGTAGAGCGCACGTTTGCGAAAGTCGCCCTCGATCAGCTCGTTGTCGAGCACCATCGCGCCGTTGGACGATGCGTTGAAGATGTCCAGGTTGTCCTGAACGCGTTCCAGGTATGCGGTTTGCGCCTCATCGTTGTAAATGATCAGGTCGCTGTTAACGGTTGTAGCCATGGGTCAATCCCCTTACTTGGGCAATTGCAGATATGCGGTTTGGCCGTGCTTGCGCTGATAGTCGCGCTTCTGCTCGGAGGTCATTTCGGAGCGCTTGAATGCAGCCTGGCCGCCACCCCCGCCCGGGGCATTTGTTCCTGTAGCCCTGGGCCACAAGTGAGGTGCGCTTTCGCGCAGAGATTCCGCCCACTCGAGCGGTGTAAGAGGTGTTTTGCCGTCTTTGCCGAGGATGGCCTGGCCTTCTTTGTCGACTGCGACAGCATCGCCCTCTTCGTTCAGCGTGAACTGCCCTCTGGCGCGAAGGATCAGATCGTCCGTCGCCTCAGGCAGCGCGCCAGCCTTGATTGCGGCGGCGCGAATAGAGTCGCCGAGCACCTTGTCTCGGAACTTGTTGGCGAACGCTTCGGACTTTTCCGCCCGAGTTCTCTCACCGGCCAACTGCTTCTCGAACTCGCCACGCAGACGCTCAGTGCGCTTGCCGAAGACTTCGTCGATCTTGCCCTCGGTCAGCAACTTGGTTTCTTCATCCTGACCTGCTTTGGCCAACAGCCCCTTCACAGCATCGATGTCGATGCCTTCGAACTGAGTCTCGAACTGCGAAAGCTTGCCGGTTGTGTCCTTGAGCTTGCCTAGCAGCTCGGTGTTCTTGGTTTTCAGCCCGGTAACGGAGGCTTCAACGGCAGTCGCGATAGCGGCCTTGATTGCCGGGTTTTCCAAGTCGATTTCGTTTTCTTCTGCCACGTTGATGAACCCCTTGGGTTAGGTTTACCCGCCTCGCGGGCAATAAAAAACCCGCAAGAGCGGGTTGGTTTTTGGCATTGAGCCGTTAGGATCTTTTGCCGCGACTTTCCAGTCGCTGACATATGAGAGGAAGTAACTCGCGATGAACCGACGCACCTACAAGCCGAAACGAAAAGAGGCCCACGAACCCAACGCTAGCGACAATAGTCGCATGCCAATTCTTCTTGCTGTAATTGCTGCATCTGTTGGCGTCATCGGATCGGGTCTTACATGGTTTTCCTCTTACCAAGCGACAAAGCAGGCGATGACAATAAGCTGCGTTGCTCGTTTCGACCAACAGGAGAAGCTCATCCGAGAGAAGACAGAAAATTTCCTAACAAATTATGGAGAGTTCCTTTCTCGCTCGGGAAACAGGGAGATGCCTCGCGAGGAAAAGCGCCCACTCGTCGAGAAGACGGTGAAGGGAGCGATGGCCCTTGTAGCCTACGCCCCTCTCGAGCTAGGAACGCCAACACTCGGCCTTGTCACATCTTTGATTTTTGCTATGGATGCAACCGATCAAAAAACGGTAGATCAACAAGCAGGGCTAGCCGGAATAAGCATGCTCAAATGGTCAAACCAGTACTTCACACTGATGGACAATTTTCAAAGTCAGCGTGACAAGTGCTTTGAATGATATTGACCTCTTATCAAAGCGATGCCCGCTCGAACGCCAAAGGCTCCAGTGCCTTCATTTGCGCTAGTTTGAGCGGAGCAAAGTTTCGATCAAGTTGCAGCTCAGCAAAGCGCTGGACGCTCAGCCCACCTTCTCGGAACAGCTTTGCCCGCACCGGCCCGATCGCCACGTCTTGGAATGACGCCGGCTGTTGCTGTAGCCAGTGGTAATAATCGAGACTGGCACTGACCTGCTGCGGCCCCTCGTCGCCCACCGAAGCTCGTCTAGCGTCCTTGGCGAATACCTCGCTGAGCCTGGTCAGGAAGATGAAAGTGGTGCGGCAGTTCGGATGAAACGGAGGCCTCGGTCCAGAGTCGACTGGAAAGCGGCGCTTGTCCATCGACCTACAGCGCTGACTGGTCTTGCTGTCCAACGTGGCGATCATCTGGATCTCGGTCACCACATCGGTGTTGGCCTTGGCCACCTCCATCCGAGCCTGTGACGAAACATGCTGAATCGCGGTGTGCACTACCGTACTGGCGTTGCGGTTGGTTGTGGCCAGGATGCCGTCTTTGTAACCCGCAGCCTTGGTACCGCGAATGTTGCGGATGATCTGGAAGTTCGTCTGTCCTTCGAAGAAACCCTGCCGGATAGTGCCGGTGACGCGCTCCCGCTCCGCCGTGGTCCAGCCCTTAATGAAGGCCTTCAGCAGCTTGCCGCCACCGGCACCACGAACACTGAGTGGATTGGTCAGTACCGCCGTCCGGATTGCAGCCACCGTTGGCATTGCCACATCGAGCGACACACCGACCGGTGCCGTTCTGGCCAGGCTGGTCGCTTCGAATTCGGCCTCGTAGTTAGCGATGTCGATCAGGTCGAGGTTCAGCTGCGCACTGTAGCGGTCGAAGATGCCCAGTAGCAGACTGTCGACCTCCTTTAACAGCGCCTCCAGCCGCTTGACGTTGTACTTGGTCAAGTCCGACTGAGTGAGCCGGTCGCGGATCGAGCGGTCGATCTCCTTGAGGAATGGAGCGAACTTGCCGACCTCGCCGGACTTCAGTTGCTCGAGGAATACCGCGTGCCGGATCGTAGCATCAAGGATTGCCTGGTTGACCGCCACTGTTCACCCCCACGTCGTCCAGGCCGAGGCCGTCAGTCTGCTCCTGCAGTTCGTTGTCAATCTGTAGGTCTGTGCGCTCCGGAGCAATCAAGCCCAGTTTGCGCAGATAGGCACGAAGGTCCGCTTTCGCAAAGCCGCCGTTCTGCCAGAGCCCGACCAAGGCGGTGATCATCTGCGGATCAGCCGTCAGCTCGACGAATTCCTGATTGACCTGATAGGCGACCTTGTCGGTGACGCCCATGTAATCGCAGCACCACATGATTGCGCGGGTGTAGGCTTCGCTGACGTTGGCCGCGCAGCCGGCCAGTACCGAAGTCGACGCTGACTGATCGCCGCGCGACTCGGTAGCCGTCTTGGTTGCCAGAGACGCGACGACCATCCGGGCACCCAGCTCGATCATCATCTGGTTCTTGTCGGCCATCGCCTCTTTGACCAAGGTATTCGGTAGTGGCTGCGCGTAGCCGAAGGCGCCACCGGCTGGCAGCATCATCGGAGCCCGGGAGCCGACGTAAACGCCGTTCTTCTCCATCCAGTCACGCCACTGCTCATCCAAGCCAGAGATCCAAGGCTGGGCCTGACCACACCAGAAGACGCTGTCCTCATAATCAGCACTGTTGCGGTAGTGGCCCAGGTTGATCATCGCGATGTCGTAGAGCGGAGACTCGTCGATCGTTGGGTCGTTGTTCTGCGCACCGACGAAGGTGAACGGGATTTCTTTCAAACGGCCTTTCGCGCCAGTCGGGGAATGCTTTTCCACAACGGTAAGCGGGCCGCCATTCTCTGGTCCGGATCGGCGCCAAACTCGGCAGACAAAACCTTCAGCTTCCAATGCCAGTTCGCGGTACTGCTCGATCGTCTTGAAACCGAATCCGTCTTCGACTTCTGGAGTTTCACGGAGCACTACCAGAGTCAGAACGTTGTGACCATTCACCATACCGGTACGCCAGTTGATGATGCTCTCGGCGCAGTACGACAAGATCACCGAATGACCGCCGGCGCCTTCGTCCTGGTGGTAGTCGACGTACAACCCGTGCCGACCAGCCTCAAGCACCTTTTCAAGCGTGCCCTGTGAGTGTTGATAGATGCTCACGCCGGAGCCGTTGGCGTTGTCCTGCAAGTACTCCAGCTTCTTCGGCACGGTGAGCGTCGGGTCTTTGTGGAATGCCAAGCCGAGCAAGCCGTTGCGAGTGTGACCGGTGGCGTTCTTGAACACCGCACGCTCGCGGTATGCCTTGTTGCGGTCGGCATTCTCTGGCGATTTGTCGTGTGCGTTGATGTACGGCAGACGAGAAACCACCCGATGCTGACCAGCGCAGACATCGCGCACAGTCGCCCAGCGGTCCAGCACTTCGATGTAGTCGGCCCGCTTGAAGGAGACGTCGTTGCTCATCGGGCGTATCCCATTTTGATAGCGGTTACCGGTTTGATAATCGGGTACTCGCGGTGGATGAAGTAACCACCGCCGTCGTTGGCGTGGTCGTTGCCTTGGCTCTTGTCCGGCTCGCCGTTGGGCGCCCAGATCTGTTGTTCAAGGCCATCGGCGTAGGTCGGGCATGTGAACGGATTGACCAGGTAGCGCCGCTCGCCCTGCGCGTTGCAGAACATGGCGTTCATGGCGTTGATCCGGTCCTTTACTGGCGGGTTGGCTGCCGGCGCAATGACCGCGAAGCCAGCCTGCTTGAGCATGGCGATATCGGTGACGCTGGCGTTGACCGACTTGCGCGAATCACCGGAGGCGTCCGGGTAGATCCGGATCTCGCAGGTCTTCTCGAAGTCGTTCCCGTTGTGGCGCCAGTAGCGCTCTTTTATGCGGCGGATCATGTCCGGCGTGTCATAGCCATCCATCAGCTCATCGACAGCTCGAGGCAATCCCTGCTCGCGTTTGACGTGGGTGATCGCCGCCATCTTGCCGACGTTGAAGTCCATGCCGATGAATAGAGGCTCTCCCGCTTGAACGGTGTCGAAGCAACTGTTCAGTTTTCGGTCGTAAGCGTGGTAGATCGATCCTGACGTCAGGTTGACGAACTGGCCGTTGAGGTACGCGAGAATCAGTTGCGGCGGATACGACTCCATCAACGACGGGATGTAGTCGTCCGGTAGGTTCAACTCGTTGTCGAAGGTGCTGGCCTGGATCAGGCCGTACATCTCATTCAGCGCCGGCTTGTCGCGCAACTGCTTCACGAATTGCTGGAAGACGAACTTGAAGCCTTCCGGCGTGGTGGTCACATCGACGCCGTTCTTCAACCCGGCAACGTTGTAGCGCATCCGGGCAATGATCTTGCGCCAGGCCTGCTGCGCCTTGATCGATGTCAGTACGTCGAGCTCATCCACCAGAGCATGACCAATCTTGAAGCCGACGATGGTCTGCGGCTTCTCCATCGACCGGCAAATCACCGTGCCGCGCGACTGCCGGCCGCTGTAGATGTGAACCTCATGGTTCGCTTGATTGATCTTGGTCTTCAGCCCCCAGTCATAGGCCACCTCTTCGATGGTTGGGTAGAAGATGTCGCGGATCTGCGGGTAAGTCGGAGCGAAGTAGCCAGCGTTGACGCCGGGCCACTCCATGAAGTGCTTGCACAGCGCTGAGCATCCGACCCAAGTCTTTCCTGAACCGAACCCTGCAACGAATGCGCGGAATTTGTGTGGCAGCAGAAGGAACTTCGACTGCGGAACGTTAAGGCTCGGCATTCGGTTTCCTCGCATCCACCACGTCGACCTGAATGCGTGTCGGGATCACCGGTTCGTCATCAGGCTCTTCCTTGCGCTGCCGGTTGACGTAGATGTCACCAACCTCTTTCGCCGCCTGCTCGATGATCTGAACAGCCAGCGGGATATTTCGCATGTTCTCGGCCTTGTCGGCCATTCGGTTCAGCGCCCGGAGCCGAAAGGCACGATTGGCAATCGGGATCTCGGCCGTCTCTTCACGGAAACGCTTGCGGGTGTCGTGGAACAGGGTCACCCACTTCTTTGCCAGGTTGACGCCGGATCGCTTGGTGGGGTCGTGCGATTCGCAAAGCTGGCGGGATATCTCGATACCGAATTCTTGTTTGACTGCCTCCACCACCTGCGACGGAGTGTCAAAGCACGCCAAGGCCTGAACGATGAAGCCTTTCACCTCATTATTCAGGGTTGCCATATGTGGGACTCCGTCTAATGCCTGTCAAATATCAGGCCGACTTGAGCAGACAGGTTCCGCAGGCCCTCGATATGTTCAATTTCCCCACCTCGGCAGGACTGTTTGCAGCATCCACCAAGGCTTGAACCTCGGAGCTCGCACCGTAGCGGCGGACGACACCGACGAACTCTTCGACGTCGTGGCCGCGCAGCTTTAGCTTGGGAGCCCCTTCCTTGGTAAAGGCTGGTGCGCCGTACCGATCAGTGTCCTGGGCGATGTGATACAGCTCGTGCTCGATGAGTGCGCAGAAGTCGGCGTCACTGCAGGTCGAGCAGTAATCGGCAGCCAGGGTGATGATGAAGGCCGGCACCTCGCCGAACCAATCACGCATCTGTTGTTCCATCCGAGCCTTCTGCCAACCGCCTGCTCGGAAAGCTATCTGTTCAGCCTGGCCGAGAACCGTTCTCCCCTGTTTCTCAAAGCTGGACGACGCCCACATCACTCGGATGTCTGCATCCAATAGATGGGCATGGTCTTCGTTGTGAATGCTGCCGGTGTCGGCGAGGATCTCGACTTGGAGCCACTCCCATACCTCCGGGGCCGGGGTGAGTCGGATTCCGAAATCGGATAGGTCAGACAGTTCAAGCAGTGACGCAGGAGGGTGTGGCCTGTCCATGGATCACCTGAGACTTGAAATAGTGGCGCATTGCCGGTATTGGTAGGAATCAACTCACCGCAAGGAAAGCAATATGTCCGAAAACTTTAAAAATCTGCGCAGAGAAACCGGCCTTGGTGAAGGCTCTGCAGCAACTCAACGCGACGCAGCTGTCGCGGCTGCATTGACCTTGATTCAGTCCAAGGTTTTGAACTCTGGCGGCGCATCTCAACTCCAGTGGGAACTTGGAAATCTGTCTGCGTACGCGGACCAAATCCAAGAAGCGCTGAAGCTCAAGTGATCGCCCGTGCCGCACTCACCTGCGGCACACCTATCCGACCTGGGCGCAGTTAAGCGCAAATGCGGTTCTCAAGGTTCACAAGATCAAATACATTGCCCGACCTACCAGCCAAAGGACAATGGCCATTGAATACTTTCCTGAAAATCGTTGGCGTACTCGTTACGACCGGTCTCACCGCTGCCTGCCAAAGTGGCCCTCCACCAGCACCCAAAGCTGAGGTTCCAACACAAACTGTCGTGCTCGATAAATGGCTTCAGGTTCGATTCTGTACCGATGGAAGCAACACTATCGACGGGAAGCTCATTCAGGGTAGGTTGTGTTCCCAAACGCAGAAGTACGAACTTGCCGGAGGGCCAGTGATCAAGTTAGCCGGTCAACTGGGCTCTATAGGCTCGCTCTCGCCACAAGAAGCAATCAAGGGCTTTTCCGCTACGGATGGCGGCATCACATACACGCTTAAATGCGAGCTGCTGCCTAAGCAGAGCGCTGATGCTGGAGAGTCCTATCGTTGTGCATACAATGCCAATAACCTCCCCTTGGTCAGAGTAGATATTACCTACCCCTAACAGATCCGTAGTGAATCCTCACTGCATGTCGCGACACAATTTGCTGATTCGCAAAACGTGTCGCGGATTACTCGGCTTTGCGGCTTGGCAGCTTGAAGTCAGTCACCCGATCCGCAATGTTGCGGATCTTCTCCACACCTAGGAAGCCAACCCAGCCGCCGGCGAAAGTGGCCATGCTCTGGGGTAGGCCGAAGAAGTCCAGGCCGCTAATGATGGTCAGTGTCAGGCCACCACAGATGGCGCCCTCCACCAGCATTTGGCGACGAGTGCCGCCACCGTAAGTGATCCGCAAGACGGCCATGGCGCAGGACAGCGCAGCCGCATAGAGGATCGGCGAATGCTGGCTTAACCACGCAAGCGCAATCGCCCAGGTGTCTGGTTTGTCTGGCATGTTTGGCATCTCGGTTCCTCCCCGTCAGGGAGTCGAAAACAAAAAAGCCCCAGCAACTGCTGAGGCCTATTAAATAAAAGCCCAACAATAGAGTTGAGCTTTCGGTGATCCTATACGTCAGTCGCAATCTGCTTGTTTAGCGTCATTCAGATCGAACCATGCCCCGGTCAAGCTCGAAACAAAAAGTTCAACTCCTGCATCTTGTTGACTGGTGGAGTCAAGATGTTCGTTAACAGCATCTTTGGCGTAGCCAAAGACAGTTTCACAAGTCAGGTATTCCGACTTCGCGATGTAGCTGTACATTGCAGTCGGAAGATCCTTCAGCCTCCCATTGCTATCAAGGAGGGTTCTGTAAAACTCGTGCTTCTCCATGATCTTGTGCAGATCGTCATACAGTTCAGCATTTGAAAGCTGAACCCTTACAGCGAAAATCGGATTTTTGTCCGATGACTCTGTGGTGTGAGGGTACTCATTCGCCTCTTTATGCCATCCCAATATCAGCTCAGCGGTCTTGATTGTCATAGCCCAACATCCCTTTCAAGAAGGCAATTCGGAGAAGCCATAGCGAATAACGCTCGGTTTATTCGGCCGGATAGGCCATCTTCTTACGCACCCAGCCGCAGGTTAGAAACCCGCCCAGCTACTGTCAAGCGGCAAGCTGGAGCGGGAGGGAATGCTCCGATAGCAACCTCTTGACAGCGGCATCACGGGTGCACGGGCTGCCGGTATTGATTCCCTACGTCGCACTATCCGGCTATCGACGTCCAGGCCTTCCCGAGGGCTGTTCTGGCTACAGGTAAATTCGGAGCAATAAAAAACCCCGACGTGCGGGGTTTAATTAAAAATGGGTACTACCAATGCCAACGGACTGGCACAAATTGAGAGCCGACTACACCGCCAATTGAGCCGATGAGGACGCCCCAGAAATCGGCTTTAAACAGAGCAGACGCTGGCAGCATCTGGCGCGCCTCCATTAACAAAGCAAAATCTCTCGGATCTGTACCGAAAACTACACGCCAACCGTTCGGAACAATCAGCAAGAACAACGCGAAGCCACCAGCAACCAGATAAGGCCAGCTGCCCTCGAGGCGGAAATGCCTTTTTGCTGCAAGCATCCCACCGACCAGCAGAATGGCCCAAAAACCCGTGCAAGCAGTCTGCCAAAGGAGACTAATACCATCTGTGAATTCAGAAACCATTGCCACTCCGTCAAATTATTGAACTCCAAAACGGAACAATAAATTGACGGACCAGATAATAGCAATACGCCACAAACAAAAAACCCGGCACTTGGCCGGGTTCAGGTATTCGTGTGTGTTTCGCGTTACTTGTGCACTATGGGAAAAGTACGCGCAATCCCCCGTCATGTCAATATTTTTATGCCGCCTCTTCTTCTTTTTCCGCGTGAATAACCTGCCATACCGGTTGTTGTGCCTGAATATCCACTTCCTTGATCACTTCTTTCAGGGATTCCCACAGGTCGAGCCAATCGCGCGTCCAGTTCTTCGGATCGATCGTCACGCCGAAGAAGGTCTTCATCTCGGCGGCGACCCGGGCTGGCCCCCATTCAGCAGCCCCGACCACTTCCCCCTTGTACGATTGCAGGGCCAGGGTCACCAGGTACTGAGCCTTCACGCGCTTGGCCGAAGTGAGGTCTGGTAGCTCGGCCTTGGCGGTGATCAGCAGCACCGCATTCATGACGTGGCGCATGGTCATTGCCGGGTGGTAGAGGTAGTGCCCGAACTGCTGCACCTGGAACGGCAGTGTGTCGATGGCGCGCAAGACCTTGCCGATGGTGGCCAGGTGCGCGGCGCGGGCAGTGGACCGACCAATCGGCGTGCGGCGCGTCTCGCTGATGCTGATCTTCTGCCGAACGATCTGAATGCGTTCTTCCTTGTCCTCGCCTAGTGCGGCAAACACGGCCTCGTGACGGCGCATACGGTTACCGGCCTTTACTGGTGCCGATTCCGCTTTCTCGATTGCCACAGCGCTGATTGACGCGTTCGATTCGTGCTGCGATTCAGTCCATACCTGTCTTGCATTGATCAGCTTCATGCTGCTTCCTTCTTCAATTCTCTAGTCATTGTCCGGAATTCGGTCTTGATGGCCTTAATTTCTTCAACGGTGTACTTGCGGGCCGGATGAGGCCCTTCGATCCATGCAACCTTTTCGGCTCCGATGCGCAGCACCAAGCGGATGCGGTAGGCGACCGCGTTACCGGAAAGATTGCGATTACACCTCACGCACTGACGGTGGATGTTCAGGGGCTCAAAGCGCAGCTCTGGACAGGCACCAACCGAACGGTAGTGCCCGGCATCCCAGCGACTGCCGGTGACCAAGTCGCGGTCATTGGGCAATGAGTCGCAACTGATGCACGGCAGGTGAGCGTCACGCAGGCGCACGTACTCGTTCACCGCAGCTTGAGCCTCGCGTAGATGGTCGGCCCTGCTCTTCAGTTTCTCCTTGCGAACCTTGATCTCTTTGCGCTCGATCTGAGATAGCGCCTTGCTTGCCTTCTCCCGGTTCACGTCCTTGATGGCCAGTCCGCACTTAGGGCTGCAAACGGCCTGACCCAGGCGCTGCGGCGGGAAGCTGATGCCACAAGCTGGGTTCTTGCACTTCTTCGGGCGTGGCTTCTTGGCAGTGAGGCTCATGCAAAACTCCCCATCTGGTCGGCGGCCGACAAGGCGTCCTGCTCTGATTCAAAAATCGCAGACAGCACCAACCGCCAGCAGGCGTTGAAGACGTCGCGGTAGAGCGGTTCGAAAGCGGTGTCATCCATGCTTGCCCAACTGATCGACTTGGCTTCTTTGCGGATGCCTTCGGGCGTGTGCACCAGGTGGTAATGACCGGCCTCGATCGTCACCCACTCACGAAATGCCTCACGACTCTTGTCGACTGCCGGGAAGCGCTCGGCCCGTGCCTGCTCCAGCCCGGTGATGTATGCGGCGACCGCATTCGAAAGCTGCCCCGGCTTGCCACTCTGTGCCTCGAAGAACTTGGCCAGCCCCTGAATACCGCGCATCTCCTGGCGCGGAATCAGCCCGCCGACCGGCTCCCAGTACTCCCAGGCCAGATCGAGCATGGAAAAGAACTTGCCGTGGAACTTGCCGTTGCGCATCCGGGTAAACTTGCCGTGAATGACTTGGCCAGCCTTCCACTTTTGGACGGTTTCGCGATCTGCTTCGGTGGCGGGCACCAGACCCTGGGCGGTGCGGATAAGTGCGAGTTCAGCCATGGGAAGACTCCTTGCGTTGCGCCGCAGCGATGACTGTCCGTATCCGGCGCTTACGCAGATACGTATCGACTCGATCTGCTTGAGCCTTTTTGAGTCGCTGACGGTCATTACGCACCTTCGCTGCATCGACGATCTGGCGCACCTCGGCCAGCTTTTCACGCAGATGTGGCGACGGTTCCACGGTGGAGCCAGTGAGCAGCCCGGCAATGGCCTGACCGTCGGTGGTGATTGGTGCAATGCGCAGGTCGGCCAGGTACTGGGTGCCGGCCTGCTGGGAGATCAGTTGCATACGGACCGCCGATTCGATGGCCATAACCCGGCGCGCCGGATCGAATCCGAGTGAAACGCTCCAGGTCGTTGGGACTGCCTCAGCACGTGCGGCGGCCACCAGTCGTTCGTAGGCACTCATGAACGCCATACGAGCACCGACCTTGTCGCCAAGCCGCAGGATCGGCGCCGCAGCAGTCATGGCCTGCTGGATTTCGGCGGTCATGACCACGGTTTCGATTTCGTCGCCGGCGGTGAGCGCGATCGACCAAGCTTCGTCCTTACCCGGACGGCCATCGGCGGCCTGAACGCGCTGGAGAATGGCAGCAAGGGTCAGCTTTCCAGTCAGCTCGCGGCGGCAGGCCTGCAACGCTTTGCGGATATCGGCCGGGGGATACACAGCCAGATCCTCAGCCATCAACTCGGCAGCCGTGGCGCTGATGGTTTGGCCCAACGTTTCGGCCGTTGCGCAGATGGCGCCGGCCAGCTGTGCGCGGTCTTCAGAGGAAAGCATTACGCGGCCCTCCCTCGCGGATATTCCGAGCAGCTTCCTGCGCGGCGTTGATATTGGCCTGGGTGTCTTCCTGCTGGCGAGCAGTGCGGCCGTTCATCTGGGTCTGGGTGACCCATTGGGTGTGATAGCCCTCGGCGTTGACCAGCAATTCGCTCAGGCTGTGGCACTTGCGGATCAGTTGGGCGTCGTTGATGCCGAGGTAGTACGCGGCGACGCTGTGGGACACCTCGATACCAAGGCGGCCAATCAGCAGACCAACCTGCCCTCCCACCTTGGCGTTCCAGACCGGCCAGGCCTTGTAACGCTTGCGGTAAGCCATGGCGTAGTTCGCCCAAGTCTTGAACGTTTTGCAGGTTTGGTCTTTGGGGCCCGGCATGTCGGCAGGGATTTCAACTCGTGGAGCATCAGCACGATCAACCACCAGCACCAACCCGCCGGACCGGGTCGGCTTGTCCGAACCGCTGTCCTGCAAATCCTGATTACTGGTTTCCTGATTGGTACCCTGATTATTGGTACCCTGATTTGTCGGAGATTTTTCCGACCTTGGCTCGGATTTTTTTCCGACCTTGCTCGGAGATTTATCCGAGGTAGATCGGATTTTTTTCCGACCATCGAGTGCATCAGAGGTCGGATATTTTTCCGACCCATCCAATTTACGGTTCCACTCTTTTGCTTTCTCGGTCAGGCGAATCAAGGTGATGCTGGACGTGCTGGAAAGCTCGATCAGACCCGAGTCTTTCAGTGCTTTGAGAAGGCGATACGCGGTGTCCGGTTTATCGGTAAGCAGTGGCAGTTCGTCAACAATCTTGCTCTTGCTCAAAGCGAAGTAGATCCCAGTGTCCGTCTTGATTGGATTGGCCCAGCTCGGGCACTCATAGACGAAGGCAAACAGCAGGGCTTGCTGTGCGTTCAAGCCCCACTCCAATGCCTTCGCCTGATTGATCGTGACGGTGTATTGCATGTCAGGCTTTCCCGACTAATGAGGCCAGCTCAAGGAAACGATCGACGTACCAGTGAGGCTGTGTCTCGCGGGGACATTGCGGGCTGGTGAGGTTCTTGCCGTACTTGAGGCCATTTTCAGTCACTGACCAGAACCCGACGTACTCACGCTTGGAGTTCTTGCGCTGCATCTCTTTGATGAAGCCAGCAGCTTCCAGCAGCTTGTTGAGCGCAGGCGCAGAGGTGCGCAGACCGAAGTCCTTGAGCAATGCAGTGAGAGACTTGGTCGGCATCGAGCTGCCGCCAGCGACATCTGGCGCGGCGTCAATGGCGTAGCCGGGCAGGAAGCTCGACTCAAGGCCGTTGTTCGCAGCAATCTTGGCCAGCATCAGCATCTTGCTCGACGGCGCCGGCTTCAACAGGCGATCGAAGCACTCGAGGATGGCCAGTTCGCCGATCAACTTCGAGCTGTTGGTCGGTTGCGTGTTGAAGATGCCGGTTTTGCGAATGCTCGGCAACACCTGGCCGACGACCCATTCCTCGAACTGCTCGGCAGCTGGCAGCTTTGACTTCATCACCAGGCGGTACAGGTCGCGCTCAGGGATGATTTGGACGGCTCGGACCTGCCCTCCCATTTCGGTATGGCAGGTATTGACGGCTTTGCAATGAGCGTTGATAGCCTTCGAGGTGTTGGCATAACCGAGCGCTTCGGCGATGTCTTTGGCAATGAACCACGGCTCACCGGTGCCATCGTCAATTACTCGAACCGGGAAGCCGTGAAAGTCGAAGGGGGTTACAGGTTTTGTGCGCGACACGTTTTGCGAATTCTGAAAACGTGTCGCGACATGGATCGGGGTATTGCTTGAAATGGGTTGGCTCTGCATAATCGGCCCTCTCTAGTTTTGCGAATAAGCCGACCTTCTCCGTCGGCTTTTTTGTGTCTGAAATTCGGATTACGCAGCCATCACCGAGGCGTCCATCACGTCCAGGCTCTCCCGGACATGATTTATTTCGCGGCGAATCGTTGCCTTCTCGAACTGATTGACGTGGTTGTCTTCAAGAGCCTTGTGGACGGCGATGGTCAGATCGGCCACTTCTTTGCCTACATCGATCATTGAGGCGGTCAGGGCTTTCGGTACCGGAGTATCTCGGGTGGCCAAATCAAAGCCGAACTCATTGGCCAGTGCGATCAGCGGGCGCATGTCGCCTGTGTGCAGCAAGATCCCAAACAGATGCTCCACGGTCAGGTGGTGAGCATCGTTGTCAGGGTTTGCGCGCTGAAGCAGACCGACGTGCGGAACACCCATCTTTGCCGCCAAAGCCTTTGGCTCATTCCCCTTTACTGCGGCCTGGCACGCATCCAGAAAATCATCCATTCGTAAAACCTCAAATTTGTTTCCGTGGCGCCCTGCCAGTGCGTGGGCGAAGATTTGTTCAGTGGATCAGCAGCGCTAAGTTTTTAGGCTGCAGATCGTTTTGGGCGTGCAGGAATCGGGCGAAGCTCGTTCGCCTCAAGCTTGCCGTCGCTGAAAATGGTGACTTCGATGCTTCTACCGGACCGGACCATTTGCGAAATCGCGCTTTGGTTCACGCCGAGAGCAGCAGCAAGCACGGCTTGGGTGCCGTACTCTTCTAGGTATTTGCTCAAAGGAATTTTTTTCATGGAATTTCCACGGCTCGTTATCTACCATGGATAGTAGCAGTGCTTCTTTTTATCAGCAACAAATTACTAGCAGTGCTATTTGCCGGAATATCAGTTCTGCTAATACTCTTGTCAGCATGAAAATACGCCGCCCCCTTACCCCCGAAGAAGTTGCCGAAAGCACCCGGCTTAAGGCTATTTATGACCAGCGAAAATCTGCTGCTAAAGCGGCTGGGCGCAGCCTCACTCAGGCGGATGTTGCCGAGGCTTGCGGGTGGTCCGGCCAAAGCGCCTTCAGTCAATATGCAACAGGGAAGGTGCCACTCAATGTAGAGGCGCTTCTGAAGCTGGCAAAGGCCCTGGATTTCAACGCGAGCGAGGTGAGTTCGCGCTTGATGTCGACGGTTGCAAGTGTGCAACCCTCTGAGCGCACCCAGCCAAGCGTGCAGATGTCCGACATCCAGCCCTGGGACGACAACACCCCTCTGGATGACGACGAGATCTATGTCCCCTTCTTGCGCGAGGTCGAGCTGGCTGCTGGCTCAGGTCGATTCGTGATCGAGGAAAGCAACAAATCCCGACTCCGGTTCTTCAAAAAGGACCTACGCCACAACAATGTCCAGTTCAACAATGCAAAGTGCGTAGTCGTCAGCGGCAACAGCATGCTGCCAGTGCTACGCGATGGCGCTACCGTGGGCGTAAACGTCGGCAAGAACTCGCTGGGCGATATCGTCGACGGCGACATGTATGCGATCGCCCATCACGGCCAACTCCGCGTGAAGCAGCTCTACCGCCTGCCTAGTGGCATCCGCCTGCGCAGCTTCAATCGTGATGAGCATCCGGACGAGGATTACACCTTCGCTGACATTCAGGACCAGCAGATCTCAATTCTGGGTCATGTGTTCTGGTGGGGAATGTTCGCGCGCTGAGTCATCTAGGGCGGAAAAATTTAGGCTTGACTTGCTCATTTTAGCCTTCGACTGCATAGCACAGGGACGTCAGGTACATGCCTGAAATCATCAACGCCAAAGAAATAGTGCGACAAAGCCATCAGGGCTACTCGATAAAGCCCTTCATCGTCCGCGGTGATGATGGCCATTCTTATTTTGTGAAAGGCTTAGCGAAGTCAGGTGGTCCAGCCCTCATTTCAGAGGTCCTTGGCGCCGAACTTGGCAGGTATCTTGAACTTCCAATTCCACCATGGCGTCTAATGAATGTCTCTCCTGAGCTCATTGGTTTTAGCTCCATACCCAACGTTGACGACCTGGGCGGTGGTCTAGCCTTTGCATCCCGGGCAGTTGAAAACGCATCCGACTTTACCCTGAGCAACATAAACACCACTTCAGCTGAATTGAGACGAAGAGTCCTGCTCTTCGATTGGTGGGTTCGTAACGAGGATCGTTGCCTTGGCCCTAAAGGCGGGAATGTGAACCTCATTCTCGATGCGCACGGATCCTTGAATGTCATTGATCACAACCTGGCATTTGACAGGACCTTCAATTGCGATGACTTTATGGAGAACCATGTATTTCGGGACAGTCGTGCGGGTTTCAGGGATTACGTCACCCGTCAGGACTATTGGAAAATGCTTAACGAAGCTATCTTGAACTGGGGTACGATCACTGCCCTTTTGCCAGACGACTGGATTTTCCGCGATGGCGATCTTATTGACGAAACCGAGCCAACGTTGGCTGGCCGGCTAGAAATTCTGGAAGTGTTCAGGGAAGAGCGGTTCTGGGGACTACTATGAAATACATTTGCAACTACTCAATTCTCAGGTTCCTGCCTTACCCTGAAACTGGCGAATTCGTAAATATCGGCATCGTATTGATCGCCAATAATGGTGATTTTCGCTTCAAAATTGAGCAGAAACGACAGCGGGTTACTAATTTTTTTCCTAGCCTTGACTCGAAAATTTTTCAACGAGCTCGTCGTGAGATGAATACCGAGCTTGCAAGGTTCAGCGGCTTTTTCACTCAAAATCGTGGCGACCTAAAAGCGCTTCTGAGCACTTTCGAGCATCTGATCCATCCGCGAGAGACGATGATGCGGTTCAGCGATCCGGGAACGATGGAGTTGGATAACGCTGACGTTGCGCTGAAAGAATTGTTCGACCATTACGTCAATCACAGTTTCGCTACCAAAGAATATCAAGAGACCGCTCTTGAGAAACAGCTTGGCAAGCTCTTGGCCGACTCCCATCTGCGACAGCGATACAGTGATAGGAAATTGGGCACCTTGGATTACCCGGTGAAATTCCCATTTGTGCTATGCGAGGGGCAAATGCCGGTCCAGGCAATCAAGCCAATCCATCTTGGTCATGATGAGCCATCAAAGATTTTGGAACACGGTGATGCTTGGATCTCTAAGGTGAGACGCTTGAGTGGAGCCAATCAACTGGCGGATGACACGCTATTCATTGCCGGGCCGCCAGAAGCCGGAAAACCAAAGCTGCTAAAGGCCTTCCGAGAAATATCTGAAGAGCTACGGTCTTTTGAAAAGGTTCGAGTCATCAGCTATGCCGAAGACCGAGGTGAGATTTTGGAACAGATAAAGCAAGGCATACCTAAAACACTGCAGTAAATAAGCCCGGCCCAGCGCCGGGCTTTTTCATTCCGTCCTGTCACACCCTCGTCACACCCACCAAGCACAATGCGATCAGCCAAAAGGATTTGGCTCCATCTATAAAAAGCCCGCCATCTGTGGGCTTTTTCGTTCTAGTCGTCATACCGATGCAGGCATAGTGTTGCATCCAATTGATATGACGGACCTGTCGATATGCGCCCTGACCTACCTAAGATGCTTCGAAACCCAGAGGTCAAAGCGGCTCGACTGCTGCAGCTGCATGAAGATCATATGGCCCCACTAACCCGATTTGTCGAAGAGCTTCGAGTAAGTGCGGGCACAGGAGCTGCAATCCCATATTTCGACCCATGGGACGGTGGCGTGGAAGCAGACGTTCTGTTTCTGCTCGAGGCCCCAGGCCCAAAGGCGGTAGGCTCCAGTTTTATTTCACGCAACAACCCAGATGAAACTGCAAAAAATTTCTTCAACTTGACCAATGAAGCTGGTCTCCAACGGAAAAAGTCCGTCGTTTGGAACGCGGTTCCTTGGTACATAGGCTCCGGTACCAAAATCCGTGCAGCAAACCCCAAGGACCTCGAAGCAGGACTCCGCCCATTACCAATGCTACTGGATCTTCTACCCCATCTTAAGGCTATCGTTTTCATGGGGCAGAAAGCACAAAAAGCGCGCAGCCAAGTCGAGCTTCTTAGGCCCGATCTAGCTCTTTTCTCCTGTCCTCATCCAAGTCCAATGTTCATCAATCGACTGCCCGGCAACCGAGCAAGGGCAAAGGAAGCCCTCCAAATTGTGTCCAGCTATCTCACCGAATGAAGTAGCACGTTAACTCCACTGAGGAGTTAGCGTTCCCATCTAAATAGAGCCCGCCACCTGCGGGCTTTTTTGTTGCCTGCCCTACCCAGCTGCTACGCTTTCGATTCCCCGAATGGAATCGACCTCATGCCTGATCAATACACCCTCCCCGACCTCCTCGAAAGAATGTACGACAACCAGCTCGCCCTGGAGGCAGCCCTCATGGAGCTCACTCTGTGGGTTGAGCAACGGGGATCAGCAGATGTCGGCGAGAACGTTCGCGGGGCGCTGCATGCCATTGGCGAGAATGCTGGGCACATCAAGCAGGGGTTGGCCAGGTTGAAGGCTCAGAGTCAGAGCGGATTTAGCCGCCCTCCTCTTGGGTAGGCCCAATGGTGGCGGCAAGCCATGAATGATAGAGTTCGGGCTCAAATTCAAGGAGGAATCCAATGAAAGGATTCGGCAAAGTCATCTTGTTTATCGGTGTGTGCTGGGCAGTGTTCGCGCTGAATATGGACGTTTCAGTTGCAACGGGAGCTGGCGGCCGGGTAAACAACCTTGGTCTTATGGCTGATCGACAGATTCATACCATCCTCGGTGGGATCATTGCCTTGGCCGGCCTACTGATGATTTTGCTCAGCGGAAAGCCTGCGACGACCTCCTTGGTGGTTGAGAGCGACTCGCGCCCCTGCCCCATGTGTGCGGAAACAATCAAAAACGCTGCCATCAAATGCAAGCACTGCGGCGCAGATGTTCCGCCCTTTCGCACTGGGCAAGCTCCGTTGACGCACGGTTGGACTGTGCGAATCGAGTGCGAACCTTGGGCTTACTCGGAAACTACCAACTCCGTGAAGCGACTCGGGCTGCCTACGACAAAAGGCAACAACCCCAAACTCGTAGTTGCTGGTCCTTTCAAATCAGAGACGGAAGCCTCTAGAGCCCTTGAAAATCTAAGAACCCTCTGTGACCTGCAAGGAGAGCTGCACTTGGTGGAACCCAGCAGCTAAATGACCCAAGTCGCCAAAGCCCGCCAAGTGCGGGTTTTTTCATGCCTATCGAAATTATTATTAGCAGCGCTATTTACTTTAAATAGCAGCGCTGCTACTTTTATTTCCAAGCCAACGCATCACCGGCCCAGCAACGAAAGCCGCGACCGCTCTTTAGCAACACCCTTGCCGGATCACCACCGGCCAAGATTCAAGGCAGCGATGAACCGGCCTCAACGGTTCAGAGGGTTGGCAACTGACCCGGGCGTGCAGCGTAAAGCGCCAAGTACAGTTATCCAGCGGGAGAACAAGCCGAAAGGCCCGTGGCTGGAAGAACAACTTGAGATAGGCCGGTGACCGACGCCAGTAGCGGGTCACGGCGCCACAGATTTACTGATGCCGCTTCGATGAGGCGGCATTGGAAATCAACTGGAGGTCTTTATGGCCAAGAAAGCAGGGCGGACGACAAAAACTGTAGCGTTGGCCATTCGGATGGCGCCGCGAGCAAGGCACTTAGTCGATGTGATGGGGCGTGCTCAGCGGAGATCTCTAACTGCAGTGATTGACGCGGCCGTCGAAAGCTACGCCACCGAATCCGAAAGGATGCTGGCTGACTCCACTTGGTCGACAGATGAAGGCGAGCGCCTGCTGAGTTTGTACCGGGAAGCGCCTCATCTTTGCTCTTTTGATGAGGAACTTGAGGCGAAGAGAGCTTTGGCTGCACTGCACTCCTGAGCAAGCAGATTTCACTGGCTGGCCTTGGTGACAGGGCCAGACGGGAAATCAACGAACATGCACGGAGCACCACATGAGCGAGCAAACACTTAAGCAGCTTCTGGCCGAACGGGTCGCCACTTATGCTGCATCCGATCGGCCGCGCGAGCTGATCGACGAAGGTATTGAAAAGATGTTCAAGTCCGTCGTCGAGGACGCATTCCGCTCCTACGGTGACTTCTCAGGCCAGATCAAAGAAGCGGTAAAGGCTGCCCTGCCGGCGAATGTTTCCGACATGTTCGAGCTTCAGCGGTACAACGCCCTGATTGCAAACGCCCTGCGTCAGCGCTGGGAAGAGGCGGCCATGGGCTCGGTCATCTTGGAGCACGCCGACAAGAGCATCACCGAGCTTCTTTCTGCCGACGGACTACTTACTGGCGAGGTTTCGCTGAAGTCCCTGCTCGACGAATTCATCGATGAGCACAAAGACCAGGCCGCCGAAGAGCGCTGGAGTCGACCTGAAATCCGATTCGAAGACAGCGGCTCCTATTCGACTAAATTCCTCTACATAGCATTCGACCCTGAGCCGGAAGGCAGTCGAGACCGGCGCATTTATAGTTCCGGCGAGCGCGGTATTCATAGCCTGAAGCATTCGCTTCACGTCCATATCAAGGGTGAGCGCGAAACTGGTGACCGATTCCGAGCGAAAGAACAGTTTGGTGAAGTGATGAGCGCCAAGCTCGACGACAACAAAGTGGCAATCAACATGCGAATCCGTACGAAGTGGGAACGCATGCTCGCGTCCCTTTACTTCGGCAACGCCATTCTGGTGATCGACTGCGATCCGGACGATTTCTCCTACGGGCTCGACGACTGACAAACCAACACCACGTCAGCCTGACGATAACTACCTGAGCACCTGGTACTCCCCAGCACCAGGCCGCATCGGAGTGTGATCCGGTCCAGACCCATTTGCCCGGCATATGTCGGTGCATCGCCTCACAGCGGCGGCCAGATCACACCCCGATGCGGACGAAACTGCGGCTTATAACCGCCACCTGCATCAACCCAGGGAATCAACACGGCGGTGGAAGTCCGCGCCGGAGACGTAACCGGCAAGCTTTGGCTTCAAGATAATGGAGTTCTGTCCGTGACCACATTCCTGCTTCCACATTTGCACATGGGAATCATCGCTTCGGAGCGCTTGCGATAAAACTCGTAGTCGTTTGCAGGGACGGTGTTAAAGCCTTCCCAGCGCTCCTCTGTTCTACCCCAATCATCTGAGCGCCAGACCTGTACACCTTCATGCCCACAATCGCTGCAGGTCGCTTTGTACCTGTGCTCATCCCAGCTCATTTTGACCTCGATTTCACCGAAGAACTCGCTGAAATATAGCAGCGATACAGCCCCTCCCCTCCGAATCTACCCGAATGCACTCCTCTCCGCGCCCAACGGCAACCAGCGGAATGGATGAGTGCAGCCGAGTTTTGTTGGATCAACACCCGCCACTTTGGAGCCGACCATGTCAGCACTGCGCAAGCCAATCCCCGAAGAAGACTTTCTCGAAACTCAGGCTGGTCAGGATTGGCTGGCTGAGTCTGTAGATGATCTGTTGAGTCGGCGCGATGTGGAGGCCCCAACCCCGGTTGGTCGCGACGTTGTTCTGGTAAATGCCGACCACTTGCCTGAGGCCCTGGCAGATCACATGGCCGCGCAACCTAATCCAGACCATTGCATCGAGAAAATCTTGATTGAGCTGGTCAGGCGAGAGGACGACAGCTTGTTGTATCGCTGGGCTATCCGCGCAGTCGGCGGCGACCCGCTCACTGTCCGCTCCATGGCAGTCGAACTGATCGCAGCGCATGCCAACGAGTACCGCGACGCAAAACGCGAGAGCGATTGCATGGAGCAGGAGTGCGGGTTTTGAGCCCTCACATTCTCATCGACCAAGCCCTCGACGGCGTGGCCGAACCAGTTGGTCAGGAGGACATCAGCCTCCTGGTGCAATCACTGATCACTCGCCTATTCACCGACGGGGCGATCACCACCGATGAGTTCAACCACTACTGCAAGCGGCTGCGGGAAATCTGCCAGCAGCGCAAGGAGGCATGATGACCACATCACCAGTCAAAACGCTGATTGACGAGCAGCTCGAGGACATCAGCGCACACAACCTGCGCGAGGCATTCAGCCTGGCGGAGCGCCGCGGCTTCTTTGGCGCGCCAGTCGAGCAGTACGCCGAGCCAGGCTATGGCGGTCGTGTCCTGCAGGTGCTGCGTTACCGAGTTGCTCAACTGGAGCGTGAGCAATGAGTGGCCACGGTGCACATTTACGCGGCCAAAACCTGGCCAAGCGCTGCGCGATACTTCGACGTGAAGGCCTACCACTGACTGAGGTCGCCCAGATCGCTGGTGTCACTCGCGAGCAGGTCGCCGCCAAGATCAAACTGGGTGAGCGCCTTCTGTCTCTGACTGAGTCTGCATGACGACCCGCCGGCATGTCCTTCGCCACTTCATCTGGCGCGGTACCGCAATCTCCCTTCACGGCTGGTCCGGCTGGCTGACACTGATAGCCCTGGCCGATCTGATCGCACCGAAGTAACTCGAATCCAATTTCACAGCGCCCCGCAAGGATGGCGCGGGAGACAGCCATGTCTGCGGAAAATCTCGCTCTTTGGGATGAAGTCGAAAAGACCGATCCCAAGTTCACCAAGGAATACACCGGCCCGGGCGGTTTCACCGGCACCGCGGTCAATGCTCAGTACCTGGCCAAGCGCGCCACCGAACAATTCGGTCCGTGCGGTACCGGCTGGGGGTATGACGTAATCGAAGAACGCTTCGATCTTGGTGGGCCTCTTCTCAACAAGGAAGGCATCGTGTTGGGACATACGCAGGTGCACACCCTAAGGGTCGCCTTCTGGTACCTGGGGGGAGACGGCGAACGAAAGACCATCACCCACTTTGGGCACACCCCGTTTGTCACGCAGAACAAGTTTGGGAGCATCAACACCGACTTCGATGCCCCGAAGAAGTCACTCACCGACGCGATCGGTAAATGCCTAAGCCAACTTGGCTTCTCCGCTGACGTTCGCTTGGGTCTGTATGACGACATTCACTACGTCAACGAACGCCTAGGTGAAGCCGAGATTGAGCGCGCCGAGGACAAGATCGAAGCGAAGGAGCGCCTGGCCGCCGAGTACCGCGAGTGGCTGGCCGAGACACTTCATCTGATCGGTACCGCACAGTCGCTCAACGAACTGCAGCAGCTCTATAAGTCGGCCATGCGCAAGTTGGATCTGCGCAAAAACGATCCAGAACGTGATACCCACAAAATCAAATTCACCCGTGCCAAGGACGCCCGCAAGGCTGACCTTGAAGATGCAATGGAGGGCGCAGCATGACCCAACTTTACAGGCTCACCGGACAACTCGCCGAACTCGAGGCGATGCTCGACACTGACGACGAGAGTTTCAAGCAGGCTCTACAGGACACCATCGGCGCGCTTCAAGGTGAATTCGATGTGAAGGCCGACAGCATCGTCATGCTGCGCCGGAACATCGAAAGCGATATCCCAGCCATCGAAGCAGAGGTTGACCGACTCAATGAGCTGAAGCGACTCAAAAAGCACAAGGTCGAAACGCTGAATGAATTGCTTCGTCGAAACATGGAAGCCGCCAACATCAAGTCGATCAAGCGGCCTTTATTCACCATCACCCTGGCTCTGGCACCGGAAAAGGTGATCGTCGACAACGAGAAAGCGGTGCCTGACGAATTTGTCTCAGTCAGTACCGTGATCGCTCCAGACAAAAAGACCATTGCCATTCGCCTCAAGGAAATCCGTACCCACAACGAGGCCGTGCGCAAGCGTATGGATGCCGGTGAAGACGCCGAAGCCGAGCTGTTGCCAGAACCGCATTGGGCTCACTTGGAGCGCGGTGAGAGCTCAATCCGAATCAAGTAAGGAATAGCAATGCCACAACTCACTGATATCGGCCGAATAGGTCGTGACGTCGAACTGCGTTACACCTCCGGCCAGAACCCAACCGCCGTTATCAATCTAGCGCTGGCCTGCGACTACGGTCGCAAGGTGGACGGCAAGAAGCCGACACAATGGGTCGACGCGGTTCTCTTCGGCAAGCAGGCCGAGGCCATGGCGCCCTACCTGCTCAAGGGCCAGCTGATGCACTTCACCTTGGATGATGTCCATGTTGAAGAGTTTCAGCGCGCAGATAGGACCTTCGGTAGCAAGCTCACCGGTCGTGTGATTGTGATCAAGTTTGCTGGACCAGCGCCGCAAGCCGCCGAACAACCGCAACAGTCGCGACCTCAACTTCAGGTGCTACACCCGCAGCGAAATCAGCAAGGCGTACCAGGGCCGGACTTCGACAGCTTTGACGAAAACATCCCCTTCGCACCCCTGCACCATTTGAGCGGTGCATAGCTGTGGGGGGCAGATCACAATGCAGAGAAGGCTGCATCAAAGTCCTTGCACGCTTGATCTACCCTGTACTTAAGCATCATTGAAGCAGATAGCTTTACCATGGGATCAAAGAGAGCATGTCCAGATGGGATCTCACATTGACCGACGCATACGTTACCGTCGTCACCACACTCGTAAGCGTATGCCGTGTAATAGACTCTCTCGGGATCTCTATCCAGCCCTACAGTTACCTGTTTGATCGGAATACCTGCATCTGACGTCCCATACAGAGAAAACTCCAACACGTCATCAAAAGGGATGAACATCCCGGTGGCTGAGAGTACGAATAGGCTTGCAACATCAAGGGCTTCTTCAACCTCCGAAAGACTTGGAGTTTCATACTCATGTTCAAGAAGATTCCGCAGAGTAACTGCCTTTCGCAGAAGGCTGGGAGCCAATAATCCAAGCGCTCGTAACTTCTCAACTTTGCGTGGCACATTCCATCTGAACGAGTCATAGCCAAAAGAAATCAAGAGTTGATCCATCTGACTAACTATTGCTCGCTTGGCATTTGTGGTTGCGTTAACAAGCGCGGACAAACCGCCTCGCTGATAATCATCTTCCGCCAAACTCAAAAACTCCACAGGGGATGTTTTCAAGTTGAATAGCGTGAAACCTCCTCCCCCCAGAGACACTCCGCACTGGCTCAAATCTATACCGTGCGCTACGCAAAGTGCTTTGATATCCATGTCATTTCCTCGGGCGGGCAGCACTTGGTGAGCATAGCTCAGTGTATCTGCAACATAGAAAAACATCGGAAAACAGGAGTCGGCCATGGCCAAGAGTGGAAAGGAACGATCGGCCAAGGCAGCCAAGAAGCGCTTCGAATTCGACGAGAAGGAATTGCGGCACCGGCTCAGGCTTGGCACCCGGCAGAAGCTTTACGAGCTGATGGCTTGGAACAGTATCGAGGAGGTGAGCGAGGCGGTTCAGAACCTGATCCTAAACGCTCATGCGCTCGGACCTACCCTGTCATACCAAGCGATGGAAAGTCCGCGACACAAAGTGCAGATAAGCGAAAACGTGGCGCGAATGTTTCGGAATGAGAGTTTGCGGGAGCTGCGCAAAGACCCGGGCGACGAACAGTTCGCGCCCTGAACGCCATACCTGCAATCAGTTGCCTCGGCTGAGCTGCAGATTCTGAGTCGTGCATTCAGTGGTGCTCACAGTCCCCATGAAGGCATTCATCTTCACAGCGCACCTCTCGATATTCAGACCGTTACGTCCATCACTTGAAATGTTGGTGACATACGGGCCAGCAGTTGTGCAGCCCGCCAAAACAGCAAGCAGGCCCAAGGCAATGATATTGAATTTCATATGAATCCTTTCCGAGCAGTGGCCATTGAGATTTAATCCAAAGCGTAGACCAACCAGCAATACACCACCCACCCCACTGTCGCATCCGGCTCACGGAGGGCGGCGCCTACTTGACTTTGATCTTCACGTTCGGCTCGGACTGCATCGTCGGGCGACGTAACTCTGGATCGCTTGCATCAAGGCAGCGGAACTGTAATTCAGCATTAGCGTAGCGGCCGTAGCCCGAATCCCGGGACGCCTCTTTCACTGGCATTAGCTGCTTCCCTTTGGTTTCGCAAAAGGCATTCGCTTCCTGGTAAAGCTCTGCCTTAACGGCTCCACCGCCAAAGGTAGTGAAGCTGCCATCCTTCGCAATCATGTAAGTGTCGCGCCCCATCGGCACAACACCTGGCCCAGAACAGCCGGTGATGAGCAGGGCAATCGTTGGAACCAGTAAAAGCCGCATTCGTGCTCTCCATGCGTGAGTGATGGCAAATCATAGAGCCATCACCCTGCCACTTCACCAATTTTCATACCGTCGCATCCGGTCACGGAGGGCGGCGCCTGACTGGAGTTTTATGAGCAGTTACAGACAAGCGCCACGAAATACGCGGCACGACTCCAACAACTATTTAATTCATCTCCGCAATAATCAACTCATTCATTGCAATGACAAACCCTTTGATAAATAGCACTGCATCCAAAGCTTCTTGCTTAGTAATTGGACGCATTTTTACCTCCCGTGCTCGTTCCTGAATTATCAAATCTGATTCATGGACTATCTGATTCCGCCGTTTCGCAATAGCATTCAATTCATCCTGTAGAGCCTGACTTCCGATATTGCCATGTCTAGCACACATCTTTCTCCAGAAGTCATCCACGCCCAAAATCCTTGAAGCCTTCAAAATATTTGGCGCGCTCTGGAAAGTGTAATCACGATGTAGAATTTTCCTAACCTCAGCCTTGATCGAATTACCTGGGCGTGCTGCTCCGTTTTCTCGAATACGTTCTATAGCCCTCTTAACTGAGTTGATTGGCAAAGATATCGATCTAAACTCTTTGGTTTGCTCTTCAACTGGAGAATTAAGTATCTTCAAAAAATACTTGATTACAACCTCGTGAGCATATCTATCAAGTGCTGAGACGGAAGCAGAAATCGCGCCTCTTAAAAGCTCTGCGGCGTAATCATGCGAAAACGATTCGCGGGTTAGTCCAACGGATTCTCTTATGATTAGCAGGCTTTTTTTGTCTTTACCGTCGATCCTGACAATTTTTTCTGCTCTGGGCCAGCGCATAAAAGTAAGAAACGAAGATCTCCAGTCGTCTCTAATTGCTCTTTGGCGTGAGTCATGCACTAAGTCATAAAGATCTAAAAAATGGTCTGCTCGCTTTACAGCGTTATTGAAAAGGTCTATCGGCTCGATCGCCATCTCATTTCCTTAATCCGGCTCCATGCCGGGCCGAACACAAATACCCCACTTCAACGAATCGCGCCAGCCGGCGAGGCAGGCGCCTGACTGGAGATACCCCATGAGCTACAACTGCGCATACGTCCGGCAGCACTATCAGGTGCCCGCCGAAGTCGGCCGCCGTGTCATCGCCTACGGAAAACCCGGTGTCATTCTCGCTGATCGCGGCCACTACATCGGCGTAGTTCTGGACGAAGACCCTAAGAAGCGCATCCGGAACTACCACCCAACCCATGAAATGAAATACTGCGAAATGGCCGAAACGCTACCGCTAAAAGAGTGGCTAGTCCTACCCTTCAACCATGATTGGGATGATCTCAACTGGAGCCGAGAGGCCCGAGAAGACTTGGTAAGGGTGTGGGCGACTACTAGAAGTCAGGCCAAATACAAGGCCTATGAGCGACTTCAAGATTACTGCCACAGCATCAAGGCGATGCTCCGCTTCAAAGTCCGGCGCGCATGACCCACCCTCACCTATTACGCTGAATGGTCCGTAAATAGGTCAATCGACTGCCTGTAGGTAGCAAGATCAATTATCTGCCGCAAGCAAATAACGACCTCCAGTTTCTGCTTGTCGTCAGGAATTCCTATTCGTTTCAGCATCGCTCGGGCGTCTTCCTCGATCGCCGCGAGTGCATCGATATCGCTTTGCAATCTCATGTCAGTCTCCCGTCAGGCTGCATCGAACATAAACCAATACCCCACTTCAACGAATCACGCCAGCCGACGGGCTTGCATTCAGTTACTTAACCGCTTTTTGAAATGTGGGGATCGGCCGAGAGGGAAAAGGACGGAAAGCCGCCAAATTTTCGTTGAGATAGTTAGCAATCTCGTGCGCCGTCTTAATGTCCGTACCAGGTTGCAGATCAAAAGCCGGGGGGTCATCAGGAAGGCCAGGGATAGCGTCGTGAAACTCCATGTGCAGGTAAGGCACGCCGTCGCCGGACTCCTTGACTGTAAAAACAATTGCTGTCTTGTAGCTCATCGCAACTCTCCTTGATCCGGCCTCATGTCGGGCCATCAATCAATAGCCCACAAACTTGAATCACGCCAACCGGCGAGGATCCCCTATGTCCGCTTTCCAGAGCCAGGCACCGAAACAGATCACCTACAGCTCGGTCTGCTCGGGCATAGAGGCTGCGACGATGGCCTGGCATCCGCTCGGTATGCGCGCCACTTGGTTCGCCGAGATTGAGCCCTTCCCCAGCGCAGTATTGGCCCACCACTACCCCAACACGCCGAACCTCGGCGACATGACGAAACTCGGCGCCCAGGTGCTGGCCGGCAAGATCGTCGCGCCGGACATCCTCGTCGGCGGCACCCCGTGCCAGGCCTTCAGTGTCGCTGGTATGCGCCAAGGCCTCACCGATCCGCGCGGCGCCCTCACAATCAAATACGTGGAACTTGCAGATGCAACTGACTATGTTCGCACCAGCCGAGGTGAGCCCGCCTCCGTTGTCGTTTGGGAAAACGTCCCCGGCGTCCTCAGTGACAAAGGGAACGCCTTCGGATGCTTTCTTGGCGCGCTTGCTGGGGAAGACTGCGAATTGCAGCCTTCAGGGAAGAAATGGACAGACGCTGGTTGTGTGTATGGACCCAAAAGAACAATCGCGTGGCGGGTCCTGGACGCCCAATATTTCGGCCTGGCCCAACGACGCCGTCGTGTGTTCGTTGTCGCAAGTGCTCGAAACGGATTCGATCCCACCGAGATACTTTTTGAGCGAGAAGGCGTGCGCCGGGATACTGCGCCGCGCCGAGGCGAGGGGCAAGACGTTACCGGAACAGCTCCTTTCGGCCCTGCGCTCCAGTGCGGATGCGGGTACGTCTTCGGCGAAGAGCTCGGACCGTACGGCTGCATGAATTGCGAAGGTGATGAAGGTCCGGCGGTAACGATGTTCGGCGGCATCCCGGCCTTCGGCGCCGGCAATGCCTCAGGCTCGATCGAGCGGTCAGGCACCCTCACCCACCACGGTGGCCGCCAGGACTTCGAAAGTGAGACTTTCTTTCTCGCACCGACACTCGCCAGCGGCGAGCGCAAGTCCGGAGGGTACTCACTCAACGACATCCCTATCACTGCTCCAGCACTTCGGGCTCAGGCCCAGTGTAGTCATCGCGCTGACTCCGAAACCTTCATCGTGGCCGGGACACTCAACGCCAACGGAAAAGCGGCCGGCAGCGCCACTCAGCAGGATGCCGAATCGGGCCTGCTGGTTGTGCACGGCACGCAAGATCCTGGAGTCAGCAACTCGACAGCCTTTGCGCTTGGACGAAACAACGGTCAGGAAAACGCGGTACTGGCCTTCAGTTGCAAAGACCACGGCGCAGACGCTGGGGCGATATCGCCAACACTTCGGGCAATGAATCACTCCAGCAGTCATGCCAACGCCGGCGGCCAGGTCGCCGTCTGCATTACTGGCGAAGTCACCCACACACTGAAGGCCGGCGGTTTCGACGGCAGCGAGGACGGTACCGGGCGCGGCCAGCCGATTGTCTCGGTTCTTCGAGGGATCAGCGAATACAGCCCGGGCCTGCCGTCTCTTCGATCATCCTCGGGTGACGCCGGCGGTGGCATCGAGGCGCTAATCTCGACGAGCAGTGTTCGCCGCCTCACTCCCCGCGAGTGCGAACGCCTCCAGGGTATGCCCGATGACTACACGCTGATCCCTTGGGACGGTTGGAGAAAGCTCGACGCCAGCGAAACGCCAGAGCAGTGCATTGCCGACGGCATGAAAGTCCGCCAGGCGAAGAAAAGCAAAGCCTGGTACGTCTGCGACGCCGACGGCCCGCGTTACAAGGCGATCGGGAATAGCAAAGCCGTTACTGTGGTTCGTTGGCTTGGAATGCGGATTCTGCGGCAACTCGACGCCTGACCGATGCCGGGATTCCGGCATCGGGTATTCCGACAACCGTTATGTCCGGCTGTGAAGGGCCGTCTCCGCGCGAAGCGTGTTCAACTGATCAGCAGTGAATCGCCAGATAGACAGCCGGTGGAATTCAAATCCCGTGGCGGTCTTCCTGACTTCCTCCACAAACTCGATCACTACGCCACCCACGCCGTTTATCGTCTTCAGCTTCTTACTCATGCGTACATCCTCTTTACCGAGAAAAATGAACAGTCGCTCGAAACATTTCGGCGACCGGCTACATCATCCGGTAAAAATTTTCGAGTCTGTATACCAACGCAAAAGCCGCTGGCCAGAGCGTTACAGCAATCTAAAGACCCACCACCAATTTCGCCCCAAGCTCCCGGCCAGCCACCTGCGCCAGCCCACGGTCAGCGTAAGTCTGGTCACCGGCCACAACCGGAATTACCACCTCATCGATGCGCTTTACTTCGACGTTGATCCGCCAAACCTCCTGGCCGCTCTCCAGTGTTTCGCACTCCATGTAGTTCCAGAGCCGAAATCCTTCGTGCTCGTCATAAATGTCGTGCTTGGTCATGTGGTGATCCTTTTGAGGTGTCCACATCGTAGCACCTCAAAAGGATTGGGCAGGTCATCGTCCAAGCAACCTAGTAGCAAGATCAATACCGCACTTTCGTGCGTCGTCAAATGTAATCCAGGCGCCAAGCTCTTCGCCAATCCTCGTGTAGCGTCCACATTCATTGAGCCAGACGATAATAACTCGTTGCGTCGAACTACCCGGCTCGCCCCAAATAAAGTCGATTGTTGCTTTCCTACCATTCGGATGAACGTAGTCCACGGGATGCGGCCTTTCGTTGACTAAGTCCATGTTGGTCTCCGGCCTAGTGCAGATCATCAATTAATAGCCCACTTCCAACCATCACGCTACATCAGTGAGGAATCCCCATGCCCACAGAAAACAAAACCATTGGCCAGCAGCGCATGGCGCGAGTTATCGCCGCCAACGAATTCATTCAGGTGATCGCCAGCTGTGGCCGTCAGTTCTTCCGCAACAAAGGCGCCGGCCATGATGCGTACCTGACCCTCAATACTCGTGGCAACATCGTCTGGCTGCACGACGACTACACCGGCACGCGCATAAACACTGCCAAGGACGGTCGATGGGATGGTTTCTCCCACGGTGGAACGTTGAAGGGGCTGGTCAAGTCTCTTCGCGCCTTCGTACTGAAGGGATCGATGATGCGGTATGGGTATTTTCAGCCCGAGATGGATAACGGATTCCACAACCCATGGGGCTACGAGGACGACATCTTGATTGTCCGCGATGCTGGCGTGCGTCTGGGCCTGATCAAGTCACCAGTCGGCATGACGGAGGTGGCAGCCTGAATCTCGGCCGCCACGGTTTGCGGTGTATCAGCAGCCGATTTTGTTAGGCAACTGCCCAGGCTTCGATTTCAACGCTGCCTGAACATCCGCGGGTAACCCACTCCAGACAGTTAGCCCTGATCTTGCTTCAATCTGATCGACAGTAACTTGGAAGTCGCAATAGTTGGCCGTGCGCGGAGTGTCTTGATCCATGACGAAGGATGCATAAAGGCCATCCGCCGGAGTGCTTCCGATAAAGATGATCTTCCAGTACCCGCTTGGAATGGTGTGAACCTTTGTTGTACCAGGAAGCGTACCGATAAACCGCTCATAGAGCGGACCAGTGATCACGTAAACCGAATCGATACCAACCACTTTGCTCAGGTTTCGTTCTTGATCTTCCAGGCGCGCCCACGGCCCCTGATTCAATGCTGCCTTTTGCGGCGTGATGTTCGACAGGTAGTTCAGGGTCTCCCAATCAGACACGCCGCCCATTGATGCCAGGTTAGCCTGATGACCTCGATCAACCTTCAGCGCAGCGCTGGCACCGTCGTAATCCGCCGGGGCCAGCGTCTCACCCGCAGGAATGTCTGGATCTGTCTTCCAATTGCGAGGGCGGCCGCTCGCTGGTGTGGTCTTTGTGATTTTGTAGGCAACCCAGTTCGCAAACTTGGTCGTGCCATTGTTGTTCAGCGTGTAAGCCTCTCGATTCAGGGTTATAGCGCTCCCGCCAGATGTGCACCCTACCGAACAGTTATCAATCGCGAGACCTTGCTCTAGCTGAACACTGGCAACTCTTTCCGTTCTCTCTGTTGTGGTACACGCCGCGATAAGAGGAATTATAAATAGTGCCAAGTATTTAAATTTTAGCTTCCGTTGCATAAGTTACTTCTCCATTACGAGCCTAATTAATTGAAAACAATAAGTGGTAATCCGAAAGATCGAATCCCAAGCGAGCATAGCCGTATATCTGAGATACAGGAACGCTTCGGTATGAAGATTGTGAATGACCATGATCTGGTATCTATGGAGATTGCAGGATGAGCGAAGTGAAACGATATTCGGCAGCCTTGACCCATGCCGAGACATCGCCGATGTACGAGATGCCGGATGGAGAGTGGGTTGTCGCTCTCGACTTTGACCGGGTAACTGCCGAGCGTGACGCCCTGCAACAGCGTCTGAACGCAGCGGATCAGCGGATTGATGAGCTGACTCAATCTCAACAGGAGGAGCGGCAGAAGCTGATCGCATACGGTCGCAGTTGTGGGTTCGATGAGGCGTCAACGCTGTGCACTAGCATGGCTTACGAGGCCTACTACCCGCCCGGGACCCGCTTCAAGGTTTTCACGCCGAAGGCCCAGAGAAGCCTTGGCGACCTGCTGATCAAGGCGGCGAATCAAATCGCCAGCCTACCTGACGGCCCATACGATCGCTTTCAGGCACGCCAGCAAAAGAAAGTCGGAACATCAGCCACAGCCTGACAGGAGTACATCTGCACTCCACCTCTATAACTCCCCCCCTTCAAAATCAGCCGCTATAGCGGAAAAGGAACAGTCATGCCTGAAGAAACCGTTTTGATTCAGCCAATGCCGGTCGAACGCGATAGCGATGGCTGGTGGTCACACCCTGGCTACCTGTCGGAATACGGCGACGAAGTCACCACCGCGCAGCTCGATGATTGGTGCACGCGCAACCAGGTGGAAACGAAGGTCACGCACATGGAAAGCGATGTCGACGCCGAGGCGTTCGACGCTTACATGAATGACGGTCAGGTCGATTGCTCGGCCTGGGAGATTCAGCCCCCCACCGAGCCGGGTTGGTTCATCCTGTCGATTCATGACGCCGAGGATGGCCCTGTCTGCGTCTGGGGCCGGCGGGTGTCTACATGATCCTCTCAGCGCTCACCTACACATGGCCACGGTGATGATCCTTCGTAAAGGACTCCTTCGGCGCAAGTATGAGGCCGCTCTGATCCGTCTGGCTGTCGCAATCCTAATGGGCAGGAATGTCACCCGGTCTCTCGTCGTGTCACGCCGCGACAACAACGAAATGTGGTACATGGCCGAATCGCTTCAAGACATTGCCAAGCGCATCAGCAAGGGCTATCCGTAGCCGCGCCAAGCCGACCTCATCCAGCTCTAAACAAAAACCTTACAGCTCAACCAACCTGCCAGTGAACGGTGGGCAAGGAACACTCATGCCTCACGTACTCGATGGCCGGCCTCTGCTGGTACGGCTCAATGCACGCATCCTCAAAAAACACGGCGGTGCTGCTGATAACCCCATACCGATCACCGCCCGATTCCTGACGGACACCGACAGCGCGCTGCACCAACAATCGGTCGAAATGATCAATGAGCTCGCCCAGGTGCTGAAACTACTCACAGACAACGCTGACTGTGTTGAGCACGACAGCTATCTGCTGCAGGGACACGAATTTTTTCAGCCTGAAGATGCTCTGGCAGCTGCCAAGGCTGCTATCGCGAAAGTAACCACTTAACCCCTCCCCACCTTCTGCCGCTACACGCGGCATGGAGCATAAATATGGCAGCAGCCGAACAGCTGGACGACAGCATCATTGGCGACAAGGTGCCCGAAGCAAAGATGGCCGAAATTCTCGGCACCACCATCGCAGCCTTGCGCTCGAAGCGTGCACGAAACCAAATTCCCCTCGGAGTTTGGAACAAGCACGGAAGCAGGATCCTCTACAGCATCAGGAGATATCACGAATGGCTCGAAAGTCAGTGGGTTTGCCCCCAGGAATGGACATCCACCACGGCTCAATCCGAATCCGCTTTATGTGGAACGGCATCAGGCGCAGTGAAACGCTCCCCTATCCCCCGACACAGAAAGGCATCAAATCAGCCGCACAGATTAGTGATCAGGTAGCCAGCCTGATCAAGCTGGGGTTGCTCGACGACGACAAATACGCCGAGCTATTCCCTGGTTCTATCAACGTCGCTGGCGGGAAAATCAATTTTGGTGAGTATGCCCAGCTCTGGTTGGACAGCCGCGAAATTGTTGGTGGGACAAAGCTCGGGTACAAGGGGGCCCTGAACCTGTACTGGATGCCCACCCTCGCGCTGGTCCGGATTGATCTGATCACCACCACCCTCTTGCGCCGCACGATGGCCGGCATCAAATGGTCGTCGCCGGCGGTAAAGCGCAATGCCCTGGTCAAGCTTTCAACCATTCTCAAATCAGCTGTGTCCGAAGAGCTCTTGGCGAAGAATCCAGCTGCCCCTCTTGAACTTCCAAAGCGAAGCAGAAAAGAGATTGACCCCTTCAGCCTGGAGGAAGCCAACGCCATCATCGCGAAGATGTACCAGCACGAACACTGGCCCAGCACTATCTACGCGGCATTTTTCGAGTTTGTTTTTTTCACGGGACTGCGTCTATCTGAGGCCCTTGCCTTGCGGTGGGATGCAGTGAGCATGGAGAAAAGGACTGCCCACGTCTGTCGCGGGATTGCCTTGGGAGAAGTCGTGGAGCGTACAAAAACGGGGGGTGATCGTTTTGTTCTGCTCAACGAGCGAGCATTGCATGCCCTGGAGTTCGCGAAAAAGTATGCAGAACGTCGGAAAAAAGGGGCAGGAAAGATCCTGGAAACCCCCTTCATCTTTCCGCCATCAAAGAACAGCGAGTATGTGAGGCAGACGTCTGACCTGCACAAGCAGTGGAAACCGACCCTGAAAGCCCTAGGAATGCGACACAGACCGCCATACAACTGTCGTCACACCTATGCGACAATATGCATTATGTCTGGCATGAACCCCGCCTTCATTTCCCAGCAACTCGGCCATAGCGTGCAGATGTTGCTGTCTACTTATGCGCGATGGATCAACTCAAGCTCAGATTGGAGTGAACTGGAAAAACTCCAAATTGGTCCCAAATTGGTCCCAGCTCAAATAAGCGCAACCTAA